CTGTCTCCTATATTTGTGTCCCCTACTGAAAGAACTCCTGAGGCAAAAGTAAAATTCTCATCGCCGACCAGCGTGCCTGAGCTGCTGTACACAACTTCCGTGTCGGCAACTTCCGTGGCTACAATCGATGCAGCATGAATTGGTTTATTGAACACAAACTTATCGCCGGTTGCCGCATAAAGCATAGTCGCGTCAGCACCATCAATAGTTATACCTGCGCCATCAGCATCCTCATTTGTAGTCGCACCAGAAGCTAGGACGATATTTTTATCGTCAACCGTAAGCGTAGTTGAGTTGATTGTAGTCGTTAATCCGTCAACAACTAGGTTGCCTTTGATTGTTAGCGTACCAGTATTATCATCAGTTGTTGCTGGGTTGATACTAAGATTACCGACCGATGTTAATAAATTAGAAGTTATTTCTACAGCGGGGGCTTTAAGTTTTAGTAACGTTGTGGTGGAAAGTTCGGTAGAAGTGGTATCAGTTCCCTCGACAACGAGGTAATCAGTAAACTTAGCGTCTCCATTGTCTTTTTGTAGAGTAAATGTCCCGCCGTTCATGCGAAGGAATAAGTCGCTATCACCGTTGTTCTCTAATCTGTAATCTAATTCATTAATCCCGCCTTTGAAATCTTGAGCATTAGTGTTTAACCCAGAACCAAAGTATGAGTCTAACGCATTAATTGCATCAACAAGATTAGTCGAGTCGGCAACATCTACTGGCCCACCAGTTTCCAGTGCAATGTTAGCTAGATCTCCAACGCCAATTGAGAGGTTGTTTACCTTCTCGCGAAAAGCATTAATAGTATCGGTCAATAGTACGTTAATTACAGCCATTTACAATTTCTCTATCAAATTAAGTAGTAGGGATTTTATTTCACTCACATCGCTCTCAAGCGATTCTATTCTATTATTTATCGACTGCTGATTCTCTTTTTCTAACAGTTTCTGTTTCTTTAGTTCTTTCGCGCGTTCGATTTCTACTTTATTTATATTCAATACCGCACCTGTTGAGAGGTCGCGAACTAAACCATCATGACCCTCAACCTTTAAATACTTATCCATAATTACAACGCCAAGAATTTGATCCTCAAATCCCTAAACTTAGGAACCAAAGATGAGTTGGTCGAATGCATGACAATCTTAATCTGCGCTTGAGTGAACGGAGAAAGCGTGCCTTCCGTGCCCCCAGCTAAAAACTCTGTTTCTCTGTAGACTTGTGGGTTGTCATCTTTAGGTACAGGGGAGGAAGCAGATTGCGCTACCCAAGTCTGCTCATAAAGGTTTTCACCATCAACTGCAGTTCTATAGTATACGTCATATGCAGCTGTTAATGGTACATTAGCGGAAATCAGTACCTGCATACCCACCGCTTCTTGCGCGAGAACTACAGGAGAAGTAATGTGTCGAGCAGCAGAACTATTATCATAAGCGCCCGTTTCATCAATACCTGTTCTGACCAATAAAGGCGTTATGCTGGTATCATCGATAAAATTCTCAACGGTAATCAATGAACAACGCTGTAGATCTAGAATCGGAGAAACATAATCACTGGCGCTCTTCAAATCAACTTTTATATCAGCCGAAGAAACACCAGAACCAAGTTCCACTGTTTCGATTACACTATGCGCCAATACTTTCGGGCTAGAGAATACCCTGTTGTTTTTGGCCATTACAGAATAATATACGGTGTCTTTGTTATATCCTACTGGATTCTGAGAAACAGCTGTACCCGTAGTAAATTTACCAAAGGATTCTAGAGAAGTTTGTTGTGGTAAAACAGATTCGATATAAGGCGTGACAATATCAAAAACAATATTACGAGCAGAGAGAACTGAATCACCACCTGAAATAGTAGTTGAATTTGCTCCGGCCAATTGAATTCGATATCCCTCAGCATCGTGATCAATGACTGTATGTGTAGCGTTGAACGCGCTACCTAAGATTCCACCATAAGTTGTTGTTGGTTCGAGTCCAAGCAATACCGCTGTGTCACCCGCTCGCAAACCGTGGCCTGGATGTCTAATATAAACATTGTTGGAGCCTTGTGTGGTATAGATTGGATTGTTTTCTAGTAGAGTAGCGGGAACGAAAGCGTTCGATAATATGGCACTGCCTGTAGTAGAGAATTTAGCCCGAACCAAATTATACATCAGCGATGAGTTGATAGACGCTTGCCAAACAGTGGAGTTTTGTGGCTTGAATAGTCTACCCTTACCGTTTGCACTTGAAACCGTAGCTTGATTTGACCCATGCAGAAATTCTTCTGACTCTGCCACCCAAAGTTCATAGTTGGTAGATTGTGTGATGACAACAAGGGCGTATTCCGTCCAAGCGTTTAGATAAATCGGCTCATCAAACTCAAAACTTACTGGGCTGGCCTGAATAGCAGCCAAATCGTTACCGGTTGGATCTACTAATGCTGAACTGATCGTTGATGCGTTAACAAATACACAAGAGCCAGGAACCATAAGGTTCTCAGAAGGTGCACCGTTAACCATCGGGCGAATTTGAATTTGTACCGGAAGTTCAGCGTCAGCAGCACTAAAGAATAATTGTGCTTTGGTAAGAACAACACCAAACTGATTGTCGACAAAGAACGTTTGTGCCAGCGGATTAACGCGCTTGGTCATAGGAATAACGTTCGTTCCTGTTGTTTGGTTGCCGTTAACATTAACATAATCACTTGAGATAACTGAATAGTTGCCGCTGTATGTTGACACAGTACTGATAGGACTATCGTCAGGGCCATACTCTCCAGGGATACGTGGCTCAATTAATTGAGGTGTAACGCCGTCCGCGTATTGATTTGTTTCTGTTTCAGAATAAGCGGGAAACATTCCAGACGCGTTATTATTTGCATATGGTGTAAGTAACTCAACATTACGAGTTGACCAGACACCAGATTGAGACTTGTCTACAAACCCACGCGCAGTATAGAAAGCAACTGCTTTACTACCCGCAGCGTTATAATCGTTTTGAGTAATGTCTAGTAATTTAAATTCACGAACACCACAACGGAAACGAATCCCACCTTGTTCCGTAGGTCTAGCGGAGACACTATTCTGGACTCTTGTTGGCCTAACGTTTGGAATAAAGAACGAACCAGTTACTGTGCCTTCTCCATCAGTTACGAGAGAAGATTTAGTCCAAGGGTGTTCTGATACAGAAGCGTTAGTATATTGATTGCCTTGATCATCACTACGAGAAGCGTAAGATTGATATGTCTCGCCTTTACACCAATCATCGACTCGTGTGCCGTCGAAGTAAGGAATAAATGTCGTGTTCGGCTTCAGACCCTGAGCTTTAAAGAATACTCGACGCGAACGAATCCAAGGAATCAACGCGACGTCAATCACTCGGCCATCTGCCATTACTCTTAAACTATCAGAAGCAATGACTCTGTTAACCGTACCCGAGACGCTTGTGTTACTTGAACTCGCGGAAGGGTCTGTAGTAACATCAATAAAATTGTTTAATGCCCACGAATTACCTACTCGATTGGCGCTATTAAGAGGATCTACCGTCAGCCCACCTGTCGCAGAAACATTTTGTTGTTCCGCTTCGTCTGGATTAGTGCCAATCCAGTTCCAGTTCCATGAATTCCAAAGGAAAGCCTCGACTGTGTCGATACTATTAGAACCACTCAATGCATAGGTGGCTTCATATTCAGTTTCTTTCCACTCGTCAGAACTAGGTGAAAGAGTGATATGCCCAATGTTATCGACGATACCTGTTGAGTTGATGACTTCGGTCTTAGACGCTTGATTTTGGGTGTTCCAATTATCTTCAGTGTAAGAAAGGTAAACATTGTCACCTTTGAGAGTAGTATTTGAACTAGCTGTCTCGTCATAGATCAAACGAATATTATCTTCTCTGAAAGATGGACGCATTAACTTGCTTACTGGATCAATCGAAGCGCTGAAACCATTAAGACCAGTCGCGGACAATGTTTGATCAGCAAAGTTATCAACGACAAATCCAGAAACTGGTCTTTCTGTACCAGCAGCGTCATATACTGGGGTAAATTTACTCTGCAATTCTAATAGATTAAGTGAAGTTGTTTGTTCCAATTTATCTAATTTCTTTTCGATTTTATTGATATCCGCCATTGTAAACAATTTGTGTTCTATCGCGGTGTATCGCAAATCATTAATCGATAAGGTATTCGCATTGAGGATGATTTTATATAATTCCAGAGTATCTTCTGGCGTCTTTTTAAACTGGGGGTTTTGTGATTGAGATCCTTTGAGAACCTGAATCGAACCTTCTTTGGTAATTAACAGTTTATCTGCTCGTGGCAAATAGAACTCGATGTTTGCAGAAAATGTTGAAGCGTTGCGCGGCAATTGTTTGGTATTTGTGAAGCTGCCGTTCGCCAGTTTATCTGGGCGGAAATCTAAGACGTTGTATAATTTAATTTCATCGCCACCTGCTGTATAATGGACGGGGATACTATTGTAATCGACATCATAAGACTCTGCCGCATAAAAGTTACCGCTTGTCGTCCTTTGAAAATATTTAAAGTTAACTTGGAACGATGTGCCTAACTCGACACCTGGACGCTTAATAAGTTTCCCGATGTCATAGTAATTGTCTCGTTGTCCGTTATCCAACGTAAAGAAGCTAGAGATATCTGAACCAGTAACTGCACCGAAGTCGTCGAGAGCAAAGACCGATGAGACTTCATAGATGTCATGAACACCTAGATTGATGAACGTAACATCACCCTCTGTAGTAAGTCCAACAGGGTCAAGCGTAGTTGTGGTAGACAAAGCTTTATCAGCAACCTGCCCAGCACCGTCACGAACGTATGCTAAGATTTTAACCGGAGTATTTGGTAAACCGGAAATCGTTGCTTGTTGATTCTGGTTTGTGACTGAAATGGCTGGACTCGCAACGATCTGTGCTCCGTCAGTACAAACAACCCAGTAAGAGCTATCGGTAAAGGTTTTACTTCCAGAAACGCTAATTGTGATACTGTTTCCTGTTGGTGTTCCAGCAAATTCTTGTTGCACCGTAATATCAATATTACTGATCGCGCTCGGACGCGGACGAGGAAGGTGAAACAACAGGTCATTATTAGCAGCGTCTATTAGCCTAGGAACAGAAGTGTCGAAATCAACTCTAATGTAATCTGTACCGCTATTGCCGATGCTTCTTGTTTCGCTGAATCCTTGTGCGTTAGACATAACAATATCATATAAGAATATCTTATGTTTCGCGTCTGCTTCTTCAATCGATTTGATCCTAGCAGTTCCGATTTCACCTGTACCAGAAACACCTGAAAATAACTTAACGGTTGAGTTGAGAGCAGGTAAAGAAAGGTTATAATCAGACCACACATAATTACCAAACGAAACACTGACGGCTTGATTCGTAACAGTTTCGATGCTTTGTGACTTGGGCACAGATAGTTTAATTGGTGACGGGTTATTTACGCGATACCCGTTAACGTAAGCCGTTCCTGCGGAAACGATTAGGTCTAGATATCCGGCTGGGGTCAACGCGTCTTCTTGGAAATTAATGAAGAACGGATTGACAATATAGTTACCAGACTCTTCGAAGGTTCGTAGCGCAATCAAATCATTGATCTTATTGTAATCATCATACCCTGTGATATGATCAACTATTACTGAGTTTTCTACTTTACAATAAAAGACAAACGTTTCGCCCGCCTCAATGAGATCCTCTGTGGTCAATTCCAAACGGATACGATATCGATCAGCTCCTGGAGAAGCAAAGTTCGGATTAGCGCCACTGTTGTCATAAAGTTCAACAGAATCGTCAACACTAACAATATCTTGAATTATTTTAAAACCGACAACCGCGTTTGCGATCGGGGAATACTTGCTTAGAATTAATGATTGTGCGCTGGCACTAACAAAATGCCCTAACACAAAGAAATCGCTTGATGCTGATGTAAACTTTACACCAGAACCAACAGCGTCGCCAGTCGCGACCGTGAATGAAAACCCATTACCGCCGTCGTTTGGACCAGAACCAGTAATAGTTTCACCTGGAATGAATTGTACTGTTTCGGTGGTAGCTCCTGATAATCCAGCGTCAATATACTGGAGGTACATTGTGTCGGGATCAGAACCATTAGTTGAAACTGTCTCAAGAACTCTTGCCTTCACACCGCTCGTGTTCTGAAAAATATCGCCAACAGAAACATCTTCTAGTTGATCGTTTTCTCCAGTACTTGAAATTTGAACAAAGCGATAACCAGCGTTTAATGAAGCGCCACCTGGGTTAACTGCAGCACCTTCTTTAAAAAGGTTTTTGCCCATTGAAGCAATTTCTGCTTGAATGATACTCTGTACTTGAGTCAGTTCTCTAGCTTGTAATGGCCGACCATTATTAAAGAGGATTTTATGGTAATGGTTATCAGCACTCCAATCATCCTTGTAGGTGGAGCTAAAAGAGTCTTTATTGAATACTTGTGTCATGATTCATCCTATAACTGAATAACTATTTTGATATCCTCGATCTGAGTGTCGGTTCTGGTAACCGCTGCTCTGTTATCGGTATATAATACGTCTCCCGAATATATATCGATATCGGGATTAACTATGAAAGAGCTGGCTAGTAATGTACCTTGACCAGATGCCGCGTCAACGGCTCCCTGTGTATTGATTGCTTCGATTGTCTCACCTGCTTGAAATTCCGCAAACAAAGTAGAAGAAGTTTGATAATACCAAATTTCTTTGGTGCCAGCGTCATAATGAGCAACATATGCTTTAGCACCAGTACTAGCACCTTTGATTACCTTATCTTGTAAGAAGTTGTTAACAACCTCGTCCAATTTTAATTTCTTCAGCGCGTTGCCTGTGTTTCCCGTGAATCCTGTATCTACCCCAAAATCATTGATATTTCTGAGCAAAGAAACTTGTCGAAAATCGTTTGTTGCTAGAATAGTATCGTGTTCATTATCATGAAATTCAGTATGAAACATCAATGCACTAGAACGCAAATCAATGGTCGGATCTGCTCCAATGCCATCTAGACTAGTATAAACCAATTTAGCTTCAGCCCCAGAACCATTCCCACCAACGATTGAAACAGAACCCTGAGTATAACCAGAACCTCTTAGAACAGTTCCTGCCCCATCAGAATCTAGTCGAATGTAGCGAATAAAACCACCTTCAACATAAGCAAAAGCTTGCGCGCCAGTACCGTCACCCGCAATTGTGACTGTTACTGGGTTTTCGTATCCAGAACCAGGTTTAAGCAACTGTATGTTAGCGATCTCACCACCAACAGCCTGATTTTGTAGAAGGTCTTGTTCGACTTCTACCGCAGTTACAGGAGGGTTTTTAACATCATCAACCTTCTGTACAGGAATAAAGTTGGTTGTTAGAAAAGCGTTCGCGTCTTCTGGTCCAATTTGGTACAAATATCTCCAGATGTAACCATCGGCAGTTTTAAAATCGCGTGTCACGCCAGCCGGTTTGATGGTGGATGGAATCGGATTTCCTTCAGTGTCTTTTGGTTGCTCGAGAACAATATAAACTCGAAGATTAGAATTCATCACATAGTAGGGGTTGTTTTGCTCGTTACCAGAAACAGCGTCACTGTAAGGAGAGTAGATTGTGCCTTCAGCCCAGTTGACTCGTGGAACGACAAAGCCGACCTTTTCGACTACTTTTACTGATTGCAAAGCCGTTCTCGCTTCAGCAGTAAATCTGAGGTTAGAAATATCGCTATCTAATTCAGCGGGTGCGTTGTCGTTAGCGTTCCAGGCTTCAGCCCTTCCAATTCCCATGTAATATCTGTTATTACCTTCGCTAACATCAGCCTTTAAAAGATCTAGACTGATTTTTTTATATGGGTCTGTAATTGCTGCAGTCATATTGTATTCTCAATTCTTCTTAACTAATTGTAATGTGGGTGTTTGAATCATTAACGACGTACCAAGCAGTGCCATCCCAACTGAAATCTACGACTCCAAGTACGTTTAGGGTAACTCTTGTTCCGTTCGCAAAAGACGATGGAGTGATTTGTGACGGTCCAGAACCTTTTTGGAAAAACCTTTTCGTTTGACCAACTCGATTACCGGCTGATAAAGTAACATCAATTTGACCCTCATTGGTTAGAACAGAGTTCACAACTACTGGGTTAGAAGCACTCGAAACATCAATCGTCTCTGATATTTCTGATCCAGACAAGATGTATAGTTCGTCAAAGTTTTGATTGATTTTATCTGCGCCGTCACGCAAAGTGTCGCCGGTGCCATCATTCGCATTTGTACCGATAAATATTGTTTGTTTTGACATCTAATCAATTTCCTATGATAAATTCATATATTCTATGTTGTTATTTATAGCAGCTTAAACCCATCGTCAAAGGTTTCGAAATTACAACAAAACCTCATTGTATTATCTACGCCATCGTCGCTGAAAAGTGGCTGTGGTGGTAATGGATGCACAGTATTAATATCTATATCACCAGAAACCCAGTCTGGGCCAGACACTCTCTCCCAGATAGCAGCTTCCATTAATTCTAATAGATTGCCATAATAATGATCCAGCTCAGTTAAACTAACAGGACCAGGATAATCTCTCAATTCGATTCTATCGATACCCGCTTTAAATACAACTGTTGCCATTGTGTTGTGCCTTAGATGGTATTAGTTGTAAACGCAGTCACCGTAGACGCGTCGGCATCATATAATAATATGTTGTTACGAGTCGGAGAAATGGCGCTTTCATTAGCAGGTAATACAGAGATAGCGATGTGCTCTGTCCCAGCAATAATACTTGATGGCGCAAACCCGACTAGAGTTACTGTTTGCTGCAGCGCGTCATATTGTCCAACGTTATCTTCCAACACTGTACTAGTGCCCAAGTTAATAATTTGTATGATGCTCGTACCCAATTTGTTCTGTATTCTGCAAATCTTATTGTTGTATACAAATGACGAAGAAATAACAACATATTCATCAAGTAATGGGTCTCTTATCCTGGTGGGGTAAGTTAGAACATAGGTGGTTGGGACATCAAACCGAGAAGACACAATTTTCTCACCATTATTGTCAACCGAAACTACCTGTGGGATTAATCGTTGCTGCATCTTAATTTCCGCTCTGCTTGACAAAATAGCGGTATTCGTGTCATCAATAGCAGTAAGCATGTTTGATCTTCTGAACGATTGGTCGAAATTGCCAAGCACCCTTTCGAAATACGATTGAATGGTAGTTCTTACTTGCTGTTCGACCGTAGTACTTGTCTGAGAAGTCAGCTGCGGGTTGAATTGAAACACGGTGGAAACTTCGACATAAGTTTCGACGGGATCTGAGTATTTAACGTTAAACGAAACGACAGAAAGATCTTGAGCCAAATTAACAATTTCTTGTTTTGTTAGCGACTTTACGTTCTCGTTAATTGAGTCTAAAAATTTAATTGACAAGTAAACAGAGCCGTAATCTGCGGGGACATGGTCTTCTCCGCCCCAAGCTTTGATATCTGAGATTAAACTTGAGAAGTTACGCAAGATCAAGGACGAGTAATCAGCAGCTGTCACCATGCGGTTTTGTGCAGCATATTGGAACGGGGCATTTTTTCTAATCGAATCAATCGATTCCTTAGAAGAACCACCAGCTGCTGTTGTCTTAACTACCAGACCGATATCGCGACCAGATAATTGGGTAGCGGGGGTAAAGTTACGAGCGCCGTTAGGAGAAGAACCGTTGACTGAAAGAAAACTTACTTCGATTTTGTTTCCAGAAACAGGAACCTTTCCTAGTGTATTACCATTACCGAATGTTAACTCAAAGTAACCATTTGGGCTTTCTTTAAGAACATAAATCGTTGAACTTTCTGTTAGCGTAGTTGCCTTGTTTAAATTGATGTATGTAATAAAATTAGTAGAAGTGGGCGATTCGTAAACTCGGACTTCAGCTGTTTCTAAATCTAGGTTTTCATTCGGGATAATGTACACATCATTTTCACTATATGGGCCAGCCAAAAAGATTTTATTTTTAGAAACACCCTCGTAAATTTTAATGTCTTTCGAACCACCTATATAAAATTCATACAAGCCGTTGTCGTTGAATGCTACTGCGGGTTCTCTTGTCTGAAATGTATAAGAGGTATCATCAACAGTTGTGTTAAACTTTGTTCCCGCAGGCATAGTAATCTGAGCAGGTCCAACAGGGTCTGAAATAGTCAAATTTACAACAGAGAACGCAGCTGTTTTAGAATCGGGTATGTAACCAATACCCTCTGACAGCGATACGAGAGACGACCGCAATTGAGCTGTCCCCAAAAACGATTCGTTCAAAGCAAAATTGGCAATTAACCCATTGAAGTGTGTATTGTACGACAGAACGTCGAGGATATTAGAAAGACCAGAAGCTTCAAAATCATAATCTGAAAACTCTTCATTATCCAAAAAAGTTTTTAGGTTATTTTTAATAGCGTCGAAGTCTAGACCTGTCGACTTTATAGTAGTTGTCATTGTTATCTTAGCCTTGAAATTACTGTCTCTATAGAGACTACCTGTTGTGTATTTATTACCTGAAATTCTACATGAACCGAAATCGCATTAATGTCAGGAGAGACACTAGCTCTCACTACCAGTAATCTCGCCCTCGGTTCAAACTGCTCAATTGCTCTTTTGATTTGTGCTTGTATATCGAGAGCAGTATCACCATCAGCCAACTCAAAGAGCATTGATCTGATGTCAGCTCCAAAACTTGGTCTGAATGGCTTCTCAAACCTATTAGTGAGCAATAGTGTTTTGATGGCTTGTTTCACTGCAGCCGCGTCTGTTTTCTTGTAAATATCTTTTGTCGTCGGATTAGCAGTAAAGCTCAAATCAACGTCTTGATACTTTCTATTAGTAGAGGTGACTATACTTGTTGATAGATCACCATCTTCTGTAGATAAAACTTTGGCCATTTAAACTATCTCTTTTCCATTTATTTATAGGTTAAAATAACAATTCTAAAAGTTCATTTTTAGATTGAAGCTGCCCATTATAAGTGGTTTCTAGATCTTTACTGTATGTGAGGTCGAATGACTCTACTGCTTCAGGCATAACTATTATGATCTGACAAGAAACTTTACCAGAAGGATCGAATGTATCGTAATCCAACACCAGCTTTTGGTATTTGGTGAAGTCTTTTAGATATACTGCGACTTCGAAGGTTTTCTCTAAATCTATCTCGCCACGCTGATTAATAATTTGATACACGATTGCCCGACCGGTTTGTTTGTAGTCGTTTACGCTGTTTGACGTAGGCGTCTCAGAAGGAGCTGGTTTATAGACCCCTTCTGCAACAATCATTCGATAGTCTTTAAAGTTAGGATTCTCGGCCACGCATTTCATTACCTCAGCCTGTAGATATAATTGCCGTGCAATTAATTTTTTATCACCGGATATCTCTTCAAATTGAGTACGAGTTCCAGGAGAACCAAGAAACTTCGCGCAAGTTATGCCTGCACTTAATTTGGTAGCAGAAGTTATTTCGCTTTGGAAATTGGGATTATATAATGGGTCTACTAAGATTATCATTCTGGCTTGAACCTTTTGCTTCTGTTATCTGCTGGGTTGTTTCCAATTGGTTGTGTTCCATAAATTACAGACGGCGCTTTACCTGCTGCTCGCCCGATCGCGGGTGGTGCTATTTGAGCAAACTGTGGTGATAGCATACCAGCAGAAACAAGATGACCAACGAATTTTTGTCTCTTAAAATTGACGATGTCTCTTATCTTTGACCGAATTTCGTGTATTGTGGGATCATGGGTGAATAAATTATCATAATCGTCTGATTTTAATATCTTAGCAATTAATGAATTGGGATCAGATATGTCGGTATCAACTTGTACGTTTCTAATAGCGTAATTGCTTGTTGACAAATATGGCACAACAATTTCTGTGGTAGGCATATCGATTGTAGAAGCAGTTTCGACATAAGGCATTTTGGTGGGATAAGATCCTTTATTGCCACCACCATTCCCAGAGGCTTTTTTGGCGTGGTCCGATTGTTTTGCCCATCCTGCTTTGTTCGCGAAATCCGACGTAATTGCCTCGGTCGCTTTACCAATTAATGTCCCATAATATGTAGTACCACCATTACCGTCTCCACCTGGAGGCCCAGAATATGTTTTACCATAATGGTCGACCAATTGTCCACCCAGCATTCCTTTAACACCCATAACACTAATGTGCATACCAGAAAGACTAGACGTTGTCGATGATGCCGTCCAAGCTTTTATCGCGGTCATGACCATCTCATTACCACTAGTAGTTTCGACATTACCTTCGACATGATTTGTCTGGTTCATCTTAACCATAACATTATAATCGTTAAGTAATGTTTCAGTAGAAACGCCAACAACGCTCGCGGACCGAGATCCTTTGATCTCGTAATTTTGATTCTTATCGACGGTCTTGATATGATTTCCGAGGATGGTGTCTGTCTTGGTTCCTGCGGTGGTTACATTAATGTTTCCTTCGACTTCGAGGTTATAGTCTCCAGTAACTTTGACGTTTAGATTTCCTTTGTAGACAAGGTTGCCTTCACCTTCCACGATTACTGTGTGGTCACCACCAGTTACTTCTACTTTCTTATTGACCGATGAAAATAAAACACTGCCATCGGCTCTTAGTTCGATGCCGGCTCCGCTCTTGTGTTTTACTAATATTCTTTCGCCGCCTGGAGTATCATCAATTTCCCAAGAATGACCAGCAGGAGTCTGTTGTATCTGATTGTGTGGAAATTGAGACGGAGCTTGGTCTGGAAAATCGATCGAAACACCGAAGTCTCCACCGCTCCTATACAAATTATTGGTTACTTCGCCCTTCGCAGCCTTGTTGATAGACGGAGCAAAGAAGTAATCTTTGTTTGGGTATTCCCCTGTAGCGTCGTTGAAACCTTCTCTTGCGACTCCGAGAGTGTTCTCCTGCCCTTCACCAAGAGCGTTTATTCGTTTGGTTAAATTATCTACTGAAGTTGTCATTATAATGTGCTCTTATTCAATTCTGCGGCACTCAATGGTCCCTGCGATAATGTGTCAGTAAAGACCGAATGTTTATTAAACACTGTCTTCACATATTCGATCACATCAAACCCAGGGTCATTCTCCTTCAAGTCTATGTCGTTGTGACCTAGTATTTGTCCTCCAGGTCGAGAGGAATAAAACGCTCTACAGAACATCTCAAAGGTATTCATTTGACTTCTCGTCAATGATTGTGCCGACAAATATGCTTCGGGGTTTGGGGTGCCTGTTGGGCAATTATACCCACCAACAAAAGCGATTCCTATGCTATATTTATCATGATCGTTAACAGGTGCATGTTGGCCAGTGTTCTTCAATGGTCGACCTCGCTGTAACGAACCGTCTCTTCGAATAACATAATGATAAGCGATTCCGTTCAACCCGAGAGCGTTATGCATATCGTGTAGTTCTTCAGATCCGATATTCTTATTAGAGTAAGTATCAGTCCAGTGAGTGACAACTTCTGTGATTTCTCTAGACGCTTGTTTCATCTCTGCTTCTAATTCTTCATATGAACTCACATAAGAAAATATCTTTGAACCTTCTCCCTTTTTCCAAGTGTTTGCTTCTCTACCGATAGAAAATGGATCAGAAAAGGCCGAGTTAGAGATAGAAACTACTGTGGTGCCCGCAATAGTGGTGTTCAGTTCGCCTAAAGATGCTCTTACTTCTGAGCGAGATTTTCCCGTCTTCTCAGCCACCAGATCAACAGCTTGCTCGAACTCTGCAGAAGAACCTTGCGATAATTCAATAACCTTTACTTTTTCTGCATCACTTAAATCACCACCAAGGCCATCTAATACTCTTTTGGCGTCTGAAGTAATTGATTCCAAAAACCCTTGCATCAACCCAAGGTCATTGCCCTTGAGCTTCTTGTTTAGTGTTTCTTTGAATAGAGAACCAAGAGATCCTGTTTGCAGAGAGCTGGCAACAGAGCCTAATACAGAGTTCAGAATTAAATCACCCGCCGAGCCAGTGATACTGGCTAGAGTACTTGAGAGGCCAGTATTGGAAACACCAGCACCAGTTGGTATGAGTGTAGCAACGTCTGCGATACCGGCAGTAACTTGATCACGAGCGGCGGTTGCAAAGATATTGGTATCATTTGCATCATAGGAAGCATCAGCGACTGTTTGCGCTTCACTAGCCAATTCGTTTATCGCGCTGACACTACTGAAAGCGCCAACCTTTCCTTCTATCTTACTGAGAGAAGAAGTTATCCCTGCAGGTGTGCCGTTAGTAGTAATATTATGAGCAAACCCAGGTTCGATATTGTTTCCGGTTATACCAGACAGTTTTTCACCAACAGTTTTGGTTTCAGGAACATCATCCAGAGAAACGGTGTCCAGTATTGTTGTTCCATCAGAATCCACCGTGTAAGAAAGTGATATTTTTTTACCACCCGAAGTAAGAGTACTAGCGAACGTATTCATTGAATCGTTGACGCTATTTTCTAACGCGGCAACGTCTACTGTAACTTTAGCGGGAACAGCTGCGCTAAAAGAAGAAGCTAGGCTCTGAATACCACCAAGAGTCTGGTTAGCCACCGCCCCGATATTAGTTTGTGTCGACTGCGTCAAATCAGTAGTACTTACGACAGACTGTTTAGTGACATCAGAATAACTTTGCTGTGCCGCTTTACTGACGTCCTGAACCTTAGACTGTAACAAATTCTTATTAATTGGCATTATTGTGTCGCCTCATCATATGATAACTGACCCAACGACAAAGCGTTTTTCAGTACGGTTCGTTTTAGATAGTATTTAGAAAATATTTGTACCGAGCCATTCTCACCATCTAGTGTATGCGCTCGTTTTAGTTTAGAATTGGCGAGAGAAAAATCTGAGCGCAATTCGTGTAAGACGAATTGTAGTTGGCAAGAGAAAGATCTCCATGTTTTTGAGGGGTCATACTTTCCTGAGAATTCAACTAGATTGTCAAATCTAGAACGGGTTTCTTTGATGGTGCTCCAAGAAGCAATTCCCTGATCTGTGCTTTCAATTGATTTGTATAGTTCAAACCCGCTCGAACTTTGTAGATTACCAGTTATTCCTGCTGCTTGGACTAATGTATAACCATTGTCAATGAAGAATTTAATACACTGGCTTCTTCGTTCTGTGATTTCTCCTAATTGGTTTCCGTCATTCGCTAAAGGTTGCACAAGGAAATTGACCTGTCTTTCTTGATAATAATCGAAAGAATAATCCTCTTGTTTTAATTTGATTTGTGAAGAGGTTGGCACCTCAATATGTGGCATCGATCCAAGAACAAGAGGAAGCTGTGAAGATTTCCCGTCCATAAAGATACCAAACACAAAAGACCCAGCGGTCACTTGTGGGATTCTCCCAAAACCAGAAACACCACCTTCCGTGGAAGGGATCAACACTTGAGCCCACGGTAAATCTGATTCGAGGATGTCGCCTGTATATGGAGTATGTACACCATAAATCCTGACCCGTACTCTACCTTCTAGACCTGGAGGTGGAGTAGAATTAACGACAACCGCGACAAACCAACGAGTCTCGTCTCCATAATATTCTGTCGGTATTGCTCTCATAATATCTACAATTAATTCTTATTGGTTGTTTTGTTTATTCTGGTGATATCGACGGAAACATCATGTCGAGTATCGCGGAAAGTGTGTCTTGCTCGGTATACTAGATAATTACCGGAGGTATTTGGGTCGTATTGAGCTTGATCGTCTCCAGAGCTTCTAGTGTTGGTGTTTAAGAAATTGATCTTAACAATGTCACCAACAGTTGCTCTGGAAATCATAAACGCTGTTCCAGGAAGTATAACATTCACCTTGTTCTTATATAACACAGAACGCAGCATCATATTACGAGCCTTTAATTCAAACTCACCTGTAGTAAACCCATCGTGGTAACTATTAAAGCTGTCGTATGTGCCCGAAGAAGATATCTGGTGGAAGAACAGAGAGTTGTAATCGTCCACCATAACATCGTCGAACTTTTGTCGTTCGTCGAATATCAAATGCTCAGTGTCTGATTTCAAGGTATCGTTGCTTTTCATATCTCGAATAATATGTTTCGAAGATACATGACTTCTATATGATGTACCTGTTCCTACGTCAGTATTAGTAAAGTAACAACCGATACCACCTTCTTCAATCTGGGTAAGGGTGTCGTGTAGCATTTCTGCTTTATAAGCTAGGATTTGCGTGGCCTTTGATACTTCGTCTAAATCCCCAGCTGATGCAGTTGCTGCTTGTGAATATGTATAAGGAACAGTGTCATTAAACGCAGGTTGTAATAGCATTTTATCTAGATCACCCAATCTGAGGTTCTCGTCGTGTATTGACGCGTAAAGAAATAATGGCGAACCGTTTGCTGTTGTTGCTCGGTCTCGTAACCACTCACACGCTTCGAGAGGCGTCATGTATGGTATTAGAACCTTCCTTACGCCTTGAGCTGTTGTGTTGTTTGTTAGATAAGAAAGATCGACTGATTTTGACAGCTCACTATTTAAAATCTGAGTAATTGTTTTTTCGATCGAAGCAGTATAAGCTCTACTGAATGGCTTGAGACTGTTGAGAAAGAAATGCGGCTCGACCAAATAAATCATTAATGTTTCTGATGTGTCGTTAGGTCGCGAAGTCTTGACGATCTTACTCATCACGAATCTTTTTTGATTGAGAATCGGGGGAGAATCAGCAGTTACAGAAGATATAGTTATTGTTAGATATTCAGTTCCTCTAAAATTCATCTTGTTGAATATCGCGGCATCGTCAGTGATGATAACACTTCCCGTCAAATAGGGAGACTCGAGGCTTTCGAATAAAGTGAGTTCGAATATTCGATTGCTTACATCAATTTCTTCATCACCTAATCGGTCTGCGCTGATGAATGCTTCCTCGAGTTTGTATTGCTGATTAACAGTACTCATTATGTTTAGCCCTTAACTGCTTTATTGAACTCACTTACAATTTTACTTACTATTTTTTTATTGAATATTTTAATTTCTCTGGTAGTGTCAATCGCACTCAGCATTCTTTGTTGATTCGTAATTGGAATCAAGCCAACAATAGGAGAAGAAACTCCTTCGTCGTCTTTGTATGTGCGAGTAAATGGATCAATATCAACAGGTTCACCTAAAGTGTTTTCGTAATGATGTGGCGCAAGATACTGCAATTGTTTCGCTGCGATATTATCACCCTCGATGGTATACTGCAAAACAAACCCCTGATTATCAATTGTGCTATAGTATAATTTTGTAGCAGACAACATAAAATTATCAGCTTCGGTTTGGGTTATTCCATCAAGTTCCGGTTCAAGCACAATCTGACCAAGGTCGATATTTTTTTCTTCTATATGAGCGTGGATCGACTCTCCGGCAGCATTAAACACAGTTACCTCTTGCCCAACAGGAAAGGTTCCCGCCAATTGAGATTGCAGCGTTTCGTTTACTTTAACTTTTTTGACTGTAAACGTCCAGTGGGGGTATAATTCTTTAATGTACTCATAGCTTCTATGTACAGTCAGAGGCCACCCACTTTCTCTTAGAGAAGTGTTTAGCAAGAAAAATGTCCAATAATAGTCAACAGTACCATAAAGTTTATATGATAAAGTATCGGGGCGATCCCCGTCAAGAATGGTATACTTTGTGTAGTAAGTAGCGTTGTCTGCAATTTGATCAATATTATCGACGTATACACTCATGTTCTCAAAGTAAACCTTTGATTGATCGTCATCGCCGAATCTGTATTTGATTATTGGGAAATCATTAAAAAACCCCATAATTAATATCCTTTTTCTATGTCTTCTCTGACAAGAGTCTTTGACTCAATAAAGGTCAGAGCAATTTCAACTTCAGTAAAGTTACCGTCAGCGTGCATTGCAGCACCATTAGGATTATATGTAACACTCACATCTCTCAGATAAGAATCGAGGAACTGTGTGGCAACAGGCTTGTCGTCGTACGTCATAGTAATTTCGAATAAATTCGGAAGTATGTAACCGATAGAAATTTCTGCGTCGCCGATATTCCCAGGAATATTAGAAGGGTATAGTTCAGAACGAAATAAGGTGATAATTTTTTTAATTTCTTCTGCTTCTTCCTTCGATGTCGCGACCAGTCTAAACGTGAACGGCATTTCTCGTAAAGCAACTGACTGGAATAGTGACCTTGTGTTCGGGTTAATAGTTGTTCTCGTGTTCATGCGAACTGCCCCGCCAACCTGATCACCGAATTTAGAAGCCGCTCTAGAAGCAGCTAGACCGGCGAGAGGCGTGTCGAACGAAGAGCTGCTGAATGAGTCAATAAAAGAATTAATTCCTTCTGCCATTCCAGAAACAGCAGAACCAAGCGCGCTGCCACCACCTTTCATACCAGCATCAACTCCAGCGCCGATTGTCCCCAGGTTTAAGTTTTCATATTGAACCGCGTCGCGGATAGTAAGTTGTTGTGGCATATACAAACTAACTTGACCACCGTATTTCTTTACTTTGTTTGGGTTTTCCCAAGTGGTGTTGGTAACTTTCTTTTTAAGTTTTTCCTTACTGATTCTAGCTTGTTCGATTTCTGCTTCTTTTTGTTCTGGTGTTTGATCCTCAGTAGGTTCCTCAGTAGAAGCATTCCTCTTGTCGTTGCTGTTTGCATTTTCTTGGTCGGATAACCAATCTAAGTTTGCTAGAGCGCCTGCAGTAAGTCTTTCGACCTCAACCACTTTAAATGTCACTTTCCCTTTATAATCGTCTCGGTTTCTAAGTGGAAATGTGTAACTTCCTTTTGATACGTCTTTTTGCGACGTTACTGTCTCACTTGGTTTTGAATCAGCCATTAACGTTCTCTTAATAAATATAAATTACTAAATCTATTTATAGAGTTACCATGAAGACATATCAGGGAATATACAAAGTAAAGAACAAAGAGAAGTACAAAGGCGATCCAGACAAGGTTGTCTATAGGAGTGGCTGGGAAAAATATTGTATGTTATATTTCGATAAATCGCCAGAAGTGGTTTCTTGGTCTAGCGAGGAAATCGTCATACCTTACTTATATGACGCGGATCACCGACATCACAGATACTTCCCAGACTTCGTCGTCACTTGGAACACAGGAAAGACCAGCTTGATTGAAGTGAAGCCAAACAAAGAGACCAAGCCGCCGTCAGGTACTCGTAAAACGAAGAAGCTAATCACCGAAGCGCTGACGTATGTTAAGAATATGAATAAGTGGGAAGCTGCGACAGAATACTGCAAGGATAAAGGGTGGCGATTCGAGATTTGGACCGAAATCGAATTGCGATTGATGGGTATTCTTCCCAAACAACCGAAGCCAATGAAGAAACTCAAACCCATGGCTCCATACAAGAAAAGAAAAGCTAAAAAATCATTATAAATAAAGTCATATGGCGGGTATCGTATAATGGTTATTACCAGACGTTGCCAACGTTTAAATGGCAGTTCGAATCTGCCTACCCGCTCCAATTTACTGGTAATCATTATAAATAACCTGCATGTCTAATCTGTTTAAAACTTTAGAATTAGCCGCCTTTCGAAACGGCATCAATCCTCGTACAGCACAATCACGTGAATGGTTCCGAAAGAAAGCGCAGAAGATGCGCGGGATCAACCGTGAAGCATTAATGAAAGAGGACGAACTAAAAAGAACGAACAGTGAAATCGTCGGACATATGTACTATTTCTTCTATGATCCTAAAACAAAAGATACGCTACCCTACTATGATAAGTTCCCATTGGTTATTGTTGTCGGGCCAGCAGAGGGCGGGTTCTATGGTTTGAACCTCCATTACTTGCCCCCGACTCTGCGCGCCAAGTTTTTAGACGCCCTATTAGACATAACGAACAACAAAAAGTATAATGAAACCACAAAATTTAAAATGTCTTATTCTCTTTTGAAGAGAACAGCAAAGCTAAAATATTTCGCGCCTTGCTTTAAGCATTACTTGACTGACCATGTCAAGGGGCAGTTCTCGAAGGTAAGTGCGCCAGAATATGAAATAGCAGTTTTCTTACCCACAGCTGACTGGGCAAAAGGTAGCGCCAATAAAGTATACGCAGATTCAAGGAAAATGATATAGTGACTTTTAAAATAGAAGATTTTCAAGCTACTGTTGCTCAGGGACAAGGTTTAGCGCAAACCAATATGTACAGAGTATCATTGCCTATTATTAATGAGGGTGGTGGTGAAACTGCCAGCGCGATGAATTTGTTGTGTAAGGCTACGGCGTTACCTGGAAAGACGATGATGACGACGCAGAGGCAGATCGGTATCAATAAAGAAAACATCGCTAACGGTTACGCTATCGAAGATGTCAGTATGTCGTTCTACGTGTTAAACGATATGAAAGTGCGAAAATATTTTGAAGAATGGATCGAAAGCACAGTAAACCAAGAGACATACGAAATCGGATATTATAATGAGTATGTGCGGGATATCAAAATTGATGTGTTTAGGAAAGGTAAATCGTTTCCTTTATACAATAAACAATTGACTGCTCTTCGTAAAATACCAAGCGCAATTAGAAATGTTTTACCGAAGATTGGACCGATCAATCTAAGGGACGCCGAAATAGATCTGGATATCGTGACGCCAGACGAATTGATATACACTTGTTCTCTAATAGAAGCGTATCCTGTTGCAATGGGCGCAATTAATCTAACAGGAGAACAAAATGAATTAATGGAAGTGAATGTAACTTTTACTTACCGAAACTGGAAAGGTGAATTTTATGACACCAGTAAGTACAAGCCCGAAATCGTGGCTAACTAACTCAATATATAATTTATCGAAATGAACCCTTGGAGATCAATATAATGTCATTACCACAGTTAAACAGTAGTCCGAAATATAGTTTACGGATTCCTTCTTCTGGAAAGGAAATAAAGTTTAGGCCATATCTCGTACGAGAGGAAAAGGTCTTATTGATGGCGCTCGAAACAAAGGACGTGAAGTCTGCGTTAAATGCTGTCGTCGATACCATTATTTCTTGTGTGGACGAAACAATTCGACCAAACGATTTGACAACGTTTGATGTAGAATATATGTTTACGCAAATTCGAGCAAAATCTTCTGGTGAGAACAGCACGATCTTAGTCGGATGCACGAGCTGCGAACATAAAAATGAAGTTAACATTCCTTTAGACGAGTTGGCGGTTGACGTTCCTCTGGTCGAACGACGGGTCAAATTGGGTGACGACATTTCTATAGAACTCAAGTATCCATCATATTCTAAAATCATTCAGTACGATTTAGAAGACGCAGATAAAGCTTCGACCGCGTTTGATTTAGCGGGTAGCTGTATCGATAGCATCATTCATGGTGAAGAAAGAATTGACGCCACAGACGTGTCAACAGAACAGTTATCGAATTTCTTAGACTCGATGACGACACAACAGTTTCAAGGCATAGCTGAGTTCATCTCAACTATACCAAAGTTACAACACAATGTTGCCTTCGCGTGCGAAAGCTGCCAGAAAGACAACTTGATTACCTTGGAGGGAATGCAGAATTTTTTCTAATATGCCTCTCCCATGATAGTTTGGTGAATCATTACAGAACAAACTTTGAGTTAATGAAGAGTCACCACTATTCACTAACAGAGTTGGAAATGATGATGCCTTGGGAGAGGGAAATTTATATTACATTATTGATTGAAAGAGTGAAGGAAGAAAATCAGCTAAGAGAACAAAAGAGAACATAAATGGTAGACATAACAGGACAATCATCCGAGCCGTCAATAGAACTGGATAGTTCTAGGTTCGAAGGAATTTTAGCTGCGCTCAGACAGGGCGCAGAGGAAGCCTTTGCTCCGGTGGCAGGGGATGTTGTCCAGTATGTTAACGCTAAAGGCGAAACCAAATCAGGAGAAGTTCTTCAATCCAGTTCAGAAATGAATGCTGGCACAAAGGGGCAAGCTCAGGTACAACTCAAATCTGCAGAGGGCGGAGCGGTATTCGCTCTTGATGAATCTAGGCTATCTGCACCGGAAATGAGCGTGGAAGCTGCCAGTGAAAAACTTCTAGCCCTAGTTGTTGATCAATTGATGCAGTTGAACAAAAAGTTTGACGCTTTCATGGACGAAGCTGCCATGGCGCGATTAAGAGCAAAGGACAGCGAAGACGTTAAGGTTCCTGGACCCAACCAACAAGCACCAGCTGGCCAAGATGATAGTTGGGGCTTAGGAGACCTTTTGGGATTTGGTGGTATCATTACCGCTTTCGGGACTGCAATTGCAACTGCAGTAGGCACTCTTGGTGGATTGGTAATCGGTCAGATTAAAGCAGCAGAAGCGTTATTTAAAGCCCTTGGTCCAGATCTTTCAAAACTGAAGTCGAGTTTGAAATCTAGAGTGGCTTCGATCGGCACTTCTATTAAAGCATTCATCACTACAATTAAAACTTTCTTTGTTGATATTGGAGCTAGAATTTCTGCACTAGCCAAAGAGAACGCGTTATTCAAAGCGTTGACTAATGTGGGAGAAAGAATTAAAGCGCTGGCGAAGCCCTTCGTCGACGCAACCAAAACAATTAAAGGTATGCTCTCTGGTCCAGCCGGACAAATCAGCAAAATGTTCAGTTCTATTGGCGGGTACTTAAAAACGTTTGGAGCTACTGTTGCCAAAGTTGCTGGTGTAGTTGGTAAAATCTTCGCACCGTTAGTTATTATTATGACATTGTTTGATACTATTAAGGGTGCGATCGACGGGTACGCTGAAGGTGGGATCCTAGGCGGTCTTGAAGGTGCAATCAACGGATTCTTTACATCATTAATCACGAAACCTCTCGACCTAGTTAAAGATGCGGTCGCTTGGGTTGCGGGTAAACTCGGATTTGATGAATCAGCAGCTGCGATATCAGGATTCTCCTTTACCGAGTCCTTCACTAAGATAACTGGAGCGTTGTTCGACGTCATCGGAGACACCGTCGATTCTTTGATATCATACTTCGGGTTTGACGAGGGTCAAATACCTTCTGTTGTTGATTTGATTGGTTCAATAGTAGCGGCACCGTACGATCTTCTGAAGAGCGCCGTAAGCAGTATTTTATCATTGCTTGGCGCAGAAGACGAAGCAGCTGCGCTGGACAGTTTTTCATTTAAAGAATTGTTCCAAAGTGTTTACAATGGAATTTGGGATTTTATAACCGCGACCTTTGATTATGTTAAAGACATATTCACTGGTGAAAAGGGATTAGGGGATGTTCTAGGTGATGTTTCGTCCGCCCTTCATGGGTTCTATAAGAAAGTGTTGCAGATGGTTCTTCCTACACCTGATACTAGTGCTCCGTGGTATTCTACTGGAAATCTAATCGCTAAGGCAGTGCCAGATTCTGTTTATGAGTATGCAGGAATGGACCCCAAGACAGGTGAGATAACTGCTGAAGCAGAACCACCAGAAACAAGTTCTGATGCAGCACCACCAGAAGCAAAACAGGGGGCGCTTGTGACCCAGCTATTCCCGCAAGAATTAGGTGCTGGGCTTACACCAGTAACATCAGGAAATTCTGGACTTAATCCAGTAACATCAGGAAATTCTGGGCTCACACCAGTAAAATCATCTAAGGCGTTCCAAAATATATTTGGTACACCGTCGACGAGTTCTAGCGTATTAAATACTTCTACACCCACCTCATCAGACGTTGTAATTGAGACTCCTGGAGTAGAGGAAACCCGCAGAGGAGAAGCATTATCTGATATGAAGACAGAAAATGCAACAACTTTAGTTCAACAAGAAGAAAGAGCACAGCAAGCGATCAACCCAATCATCAACGCGCCGAGCAGTTCGTCTGTAGTCAATAACTCCAGCAACCAATCAGTGTTAATGGGTTCTCCTGGAGCCAGCGATCGATTCGACTCTAGTAATCTTAGAACAGGAAGAAGGTGGG